AATTCTTGCATTTATAATGAGTAGTCTGATGTTCCCAGGGCACAACAGAAAATTTTAACACCCTTGAGCTTTACGCTAGTCAACAGACTACTCGTCCTTTTTATGTGAAGCACCAAAATAAAAAGATATGACTGCACTTGCTAGCCCACCTAAATAACCTAACACAAGGTTAATTAAAGCTTCACTATTTTGTTCAGGCGGTTGTATTGTTACTAAAAATATATAACCCATAAACCCACCAATAACTACTACACCGAGCAGTTTAGACGTCCAATCACTACTAAAAGTTTTTCTGGCATCTTGTAGGTCTTGTGTTTCTAATTTAAAAACATCAACCTCTAATTCTTTCATTTGTTTTTCAAAGTCTAGCTCTGCTTTTTTTATTTCTGCTAGCTGTTGTGGTGATGCTTGTTGTACAGCCTTTTCTACTGCGCCCTTATTATTAGGCACGCCAAGTTTGTCAGCTAACATACTCATAGCTGCGTTGCCCATAGGCCCACCTAACGCTGTTCCGATTGTAGGTGCTACTGCTCCTACTAATACTTTCAATTTGTCTAACATAATCCTATCTCGTTTCTGTCCATCCCTAATGGTTTATTAGACAAACATATTAACATATCTTTTGGAATGTGTGCATACGGCTCATTGTCATCTTGGTAAGTTGGTTCTGTTGAAAGATTCATTCTAATATCATAAATATGATTAGGATTCCATTCGTGATAATAAACTCCATCAGTCATGGCAAAAATTATAATAAATGGCACACCTGTTGCATGTGTGTAGGAAGCACCTTTCAAAAGTTTTGCAGACGAAACTATGAGTGTTTCATACTTATCAATACCAAAACTTCTACATTTAACTTCACACCAGTAACACAGACTTTTTGACTCAATCCAAAAATCTAATCCATAACTTACAGGAAGTTTATGACATGCAACACCCCACTTCCCTTCAATAAAACCTGCTACTCGTTCTTCTCTTTTTTGATCGTCTCTTGTTTCTAAACTTGGTTTTTTCATGTTAATCCTCGTAATATGCTGGGTCTACAGCAACGAAGCGTTTTGTTGGTCTACCTTTACCTCCAATTTTTACTTCTATTTCTTGTATTTCTCCTGCGTTGCGCAGCCGTTCGATAATTTCCTTTACCTCATATGATTTCATTGACCTAAATAGTTCATGTCTATCAACTTCTCTTTTGCTTATTCCTTCTTCCCCTCTAGACCTAATGTATGAAAGCACAGACTTAATCTTAGCTTCAGTAGCAGAAGAAGAAACCTTGTCACGACATGTTTCTATAAACAACAAATCGTAGTAACGAACAAAATCTATCGCCCATTTAGTTAGATTACCTTTTATTTTTTTTGTATTTACATTGTCAGCTAACGCACATATTAATGATAATCTCATAGCTTTTTCACGTGATCTAGATAGTAGTGGTTCAAGATTATCTTTTTCCAAAACATTTTGCCTTTTTACTATTTCTTCTGCGAACTCATTGAGAAGCTGTCTGCTGTCTTCATCGAATTCGATTACGGTTTGATTTACATTCATGCTTGAATCCGTATCGCTTACATCGCCGAAATCTGATCGTGGTCTACGAATAGCATTGACCCAATCAATTAAAAGTTGTGGTGGTGTTTTATACCTTTTGAGTGCACTTACCTTCCTTGGTTCTTTAGATTCAATTATTATGAATCTATTAAGAAACCCATCTGCTACTCTTCCTGAATTCAGAGCCCCATAAAAATTCTTTGGTACAGAAAGACCAACAAGGGTAATAGCTGGCTTGTAGCAGATGCGGTTCATGGCTTGCTCGACATATTGTTCAGGTGTGTTCATAAGAGAGTAGTTATCAGGACGTAGGGTTCCATGACATCTGCCCCACGCTTCCATTAGTGTTTGTATACCATCTTCCCTATTTGTGTTTTGTTGTGAGGAAATGGTTTCTAGTCTTTTGCCGAACTCATCCATAACTGTTATTTGTGTAGGACGGTATTTAAGGATTGAATGGACTGCTCCAGCTGAAGTATAGCCGTCACCCACAATAAGTCTTTGGTGTTTTGTTTTGTTAAGAATAGTTTCAACAAAAGTTTTTATGTTCTCTTTACCTTGGCCAGACTTTGCTACACCAACAAAATATAAACTACTGAAGTTATTCATGTCTGTCCTGTACATTCGCCCACAAGAGACACTCGCCAAAGCTAATGCTCCTACTAAAGATAATTCTGGCTGGCTTATTTGTGCTATCTCCTCACAAAACTCAAACATGTTCTTCAAAACACCAGGCGGATTGAACAGGTCTTTGGGTGGTGCAATATCTTCTTTTGTTTGAACGAACAAAGGCGCCTGTTGATTTTTTCTATCGTGTGTTTTCTTAACATTATCAACTACAGATAATATTTCGTGTCTTGGTAATGGTGGACTATTTTGCAGATTCCAACTCTCCATAAAGAATTTAGCAAAATCTAAATTTAAATTTTTGCTTATTAAATAACCTGCTAATCTAGCTGCTTGATCATTTCTTGAACCTTCGTTGACACCTTCTAATGAGAACGGAGCAACATTAGGCTGTCCATTTTGTTTTTTGTTGCCTGTTATTTGTTGCCATTCTTTTTCTGTAAAGTCAGGCAAATCTTCAAAGCCCCATAAGTCCCAATTCGGATTGACGACTGGCTGATAAACTTGTCCGTTTGCATGTGTATTATATGGAGCAATTATAAGACCTCCTTCTCCACGTATATCTATATGTCTTTCTATTGGTGTTTCATTTAATCTTTTTGTTGCGAAGGTCGTGTAGTTTTGTGGGTTGTTATAGTAGTAGTGCATGCCCTTACCAGTTCTAACTTTGTAAGGTGTTTGTGGTATGTTCTTTTCAACCCACCCCATAGCTTCAGGTGTGTCTGCATCGACCACAATAAATTGACCACAGACAAGGGCTACGGACATATCATCCCTATCTTTAAACCAAGTTTCTACTTCTTCTCTTTTTGGTCTTTGCTCTTTAAATTGAGCCCAGCCCTTGAAAAAACCAGGTGGTTTTTTTGTTTTACGTAGTAAAGGGACCACATCAAGTCCTTCGTCATAGTAAGCCATAGCCAGCTCGTAGACATTTTCACTGCCGCTGAAATTAATTTGAAACACTAATTTAAATCATTTGGGCAACCGTATATTGATTCATAATCTAATTTTCCGTTGGTTGCTATTATTATTTTTTTTGCTTGTTCAACACTAGGTCTTCTGTAACCCCAGCGCCAAGATCTAATAGATGAAAGAGAAACTTCGAATTTTTCAGCTGCCACATTCATACCCATATGTTTAATCATTTCTTTCAGGGTATATGGCTTTACTTCTTTGTGTTCGAACTCTGGTTCCATACCTTGATTTTTAAGTTCTTTCAGACGATCTTTGTTTATTTCTGTCAAACGATGACAGTAATTAACAAACCAATTGTTGTTGTGGTTCATTTATTTCCTCCATTATTTATATTGACAAAGTGTATCCCTTTGATATCATGGTGTCAACTTATGGAGATTATTCAATGAGTATTTTAAAAAATGTTGTAAAACCTGACCAACTTGTAAATAAGCAAGGAGCTAAAATTCTTGTTTATGGTGAATCTGGTGCAGGTAAAACTTATACATGCTCAACGGCTCCTGGCAAAGTGCTTATTATAAGCATGGAAGCAGGACTTCTATCTATTCGTGATAAAGAGAACGTTGATGCTATTGAAATAAAAAGTTATGAAGAGTTAAACCAAATATATGGTGAGCTTAAGGCTGGAGAACATAACTACGATACGGTTTGTTTAGATTCTATTTCTGAAATGTCAGAAATCTTGTTGGATCACGAATTGAGTATCAACAAGGATGCAAGGAAAGCATATGGTAATGTCCAAATAACTTGCACAAATGTTATGCGTATGTTCAGAGATTTACCTATGCACGTAATATTTGTTTGCAAAATGTCAAAAGAAAACAATGACGGTGTTTGGTTTTTCCAACCAAAAATGATTGGGACCAAACTGGGTCAATCCATACCATATTTCTTTGATGAAGTATTAGCTCTCAGAGTTATGGAGCAAACTGACGCTGAAGGTAAAACCATACACACTAGATGGCTACAAACTGCTATTGGGGATGGTTATGTCTGCAAAGACAGATCAGGTAAGCTTGAAGATTTAGAAAATCCCAACCTTACAAATGTTATAAATAAGCTAGGTTTCACAGCAGAGCCAAAAGTCATGGAGTCTGTAAGTGAGTAAAACAATCAAAAAAAATAGGAGGATAAATTAATGAGTGATTTTGATGGCGTAGATTTTTTTAAAGAAGTGGGAACTGCTTCTGAAAAAACTGTAGTACCGAAAGGGGTGCATGAAGCAAGTATTTCAAAAATAGAAGACCACACAACTGCTGCTGGTGACAAAGCACAGAAAGTAGTTTTTGAAATAGAAGGCGGCCAATACTTTGACCAAACAGAGTATTTTAACTTATGGCACAGTAAAGAAAATGTTAAGAGAATTGCTAACGAACAGTTCTCATCATTGGTCTTAGCTGTTGGCATGGATGCTCTACCAAACAAAAAGGAAGAGCTTATAGGTAAGAAGCTTAGAGTCGTTGTGGGTAAGAAAGATGAACCACAACCTGATGGAAGTGTAAAAGAATACACAAACATCAAAGGCTATTTGGCATCTACAAAGGCAGGTGTAAGTAATGCCTCAAGTGGTGGAAGTTCTGCCGTTGGAAGTAAACCATCGCTTAGTTCTTAAGAACTATTTCACTTACATCGAAGAACCCCTTTAACTAGGGGTTTTTTTTTGTGTAAAGATAGGTATAATGAAGTTAAATTTTATCTTACAAGTAGGGTAGAGTTTTCTCCATTTTCATAAGTATTTAAGTGAGGGGCGCAAGCCCCTTACTTATTTAAGCTCTTCGATAATTCTTTTTATATAAAAAATACTTTTTTCTAGATCTTGTATACCAGAACCTTTGTGCTTGTAACGCCATAGATATTTTATTGCGTTGCCCTGGCACCAAGACTTGAAGCCTTCTTGATCTAATGCTTCTTTAATTGCATCAATACATTCGATTGAACCCATTGTGTAGTGTGGTGGTGTGTTAACCATATCTACTTTTTTATTCATGTTGTTTATATGTCTAATTCAATTACATCTGGACTGTTATAAGCTTGTAAGCTTTGCTCACCTTTTTGTATATAAGACTCGTAATTGCCTAATGTGTATTCAAGCTCTGTCCAATATTTATCGAGATTGTTTGTGTTAATTTTGAATATTTTAGTTGCATAAGGTGTAGTTTTTTCTTGTGCTACAAAAACAAACTCTTTGACATTGAAGCCTGCTTTTTTAAATCCTCTCGCATACCAGGCCGCTTGGTAATGATATCCATATTGTTTTATTGAGCCTAAAAATGCATCAGGGTTGCATGATTTTGTGGTTTTGTAATCGACCACAATTAAATCTTTTGAATCGTGCATGGGTATATCTGGATATCTAATAACATCTGCTTTTAATTTACAAAGCACTTCGCCTTCCCACCAATACAAAGCTCTTTCATATGGATAGTTAAAAACGTCATTTGGGTAATCGTTTTCGTATGGGTGTAAAAGCTTATCAGCGTAGGGCAGTAAATTCTCAGACATAGCTTTGATATTTTCAAAGTCTTTTTGTGCTATACAAGTTATGCCTTTGTCCTGGCACTCCGCAATAATATCTTTGTTGGCTGCAGAATACATGCTGCCTGAGATGATAGCTACATCTTGGCTGAATGCTTTTTCTCCTTCAACAATATAAGAGTGTGCAGCCGAGCCAAATCGTAAAGCTGGTGTTTGTTCTACTTCTTCTTTTACTGCGTGTAATTCTGATACAGCAAACTTTCTTATAGTAGACGAAGATACACCTGCTGAGTTGTGATATTCATGATTAGATATACTTGGAAAATATATTGCATCTTGAACAGCATGGTGATCGTATTTGTTTAAACTTTCTGGTAATTCTTTCATAAGGTCCTCATTAAAATAATCCACATTGAGTATTTACATTTTATCTGTTTCTGATAATATAGCAAGTATTATGATTAATGATAGAAAAATTTTACCTACTGTGGCAGAACAGGCAGAACATTTAGAAAATATTGCTGCTGATTTGTCACAAACAACTACGCAGTTGGTAGATTGTATAAAACAACTATCCAGTTTACCTTCTGATCAGCAAACTCACATGGCAAACGTTCTTAGTCGCATTGTCGAAACACAAAGAGGTGAAGATGAGCGCAAGTAACAGATGGCATTTGGATGAGGAAATGAAGCTTTTAGAAGATGATAATCGTTGTAAAGCTTTCGAAAAAGCAGAGAAAGACGGTTATGATTGTCTAGAAGAACTGCACACTAATTATGCAAAGTATGTTTATGCAAACACTGGTGTCAAAATTGATGCTAATGAAGCTCAATGGGATTGTAATACATTCTTTTGGCACTCTGATATGAAGTGTGATGTGTATAGATAAGCTTTGTGTATGTCGCCTCTTTGACAGACTCTCCTCAATAGAGAAGTCGGCGGACTTACGGTCCCAGAGCAACCTTAGCGACAAAATGCTCTGCTTGAACACTGAATATATTTTTGTCCTATTATTGTCATAAAAGGCATGACATGGTAAACCTTGATAAACAAAGGCCTACACTATTATTTTATTTTTTTCATTTTTGTCACTAGACTGAGAAACAAATTGATAAATAATAAAACATCATACTTGACTCAAATCTTAAGGTCATGTATTCTCGTTCTGATACTTATGGGGATAAGTAGGGGGGAGTCGTATCTGTTACACAGATTAGACACCTATACTTTACTTCTACATTCTGTAATTCTATAATCCACCTAATGGCAACCAAATGGACTACCCTCAAAGCGCATACACCAGTATGTGGAGTTAGAGGAAAGAAAACATCAATTGGTCGTCGTAATATTGGTATGTCAAGCATGAACAAAGATACTAAGCGAAACTTTAAAAAATACAGGGGACAGGGATGAGCAGAAGATTTAAAATCAAGACTGAAAAACCAGACTCAAACTACAAACCACTCATAGCTGAAGAGAAGAATCCACCAATAGAATTCTTTGATGATTCGGACCTGAACAGGAGACAAAAGGTTTTCTGTTGGACTGCAGTAAATAATCCAAGGATGTCTTACACAGAAGCTGCAAGGGTAGCAGGGTATAAAGATCCACGCCAGGCATCTTACCAGCTAATGAAAAATCCCAAAGTAAAACAAGAGTTCAACTTCCTAATGTCGGAAGTAAAAAAAAAATATGAACTGAACCACGATAGAGCTGTACAAGATCTATATGACATTCGGGACGAAGCCTTAAAGTCGGGATCCTTTAATGCTGCCATAGCTGCCCAAAATGCTTTACTGAAAGTCGGGGGATTGGTAGTAGAGAAAAAGGAAGTAAGGTTTGGTAAAATTGATCAGATGTCCAGGGAAGAAGTAGAGAATAGGCTCAAGCAACTCATGGGGCAAGAGCTACTTGATGTTGATGCAAAAGAAATAGTGGTTAGTCCTCAGGACGTTCCCCAAAACTCACTAGAAAAGCAATAAGTATTACTAGCAATATATCTAAGATCACTAAAAGCCACCTGCGTCATAGAGCATACACTTTTGTAGAAACTTATTGTGTGCATCATCATAGGATTTATATTTAGTTATTGGATCGTAACAGCCTCCTGATCTGAAAGCTTCATATTGGTCGCCCTGGTGGTTAAGAATGTAAACATAATATTGCTTACCACTTTGTTTAAGTAAGACCATAGGTTTTCCATTTTCATGTATAGCTTTGCTTTGTAATAAGGTTTTGCTCATGGGTATACCTCATCTTTTCTAACAAATAATTGGGCATGATAATCTTCTTCTGGATTATGCACGGTAATACGAATAGATTTATCATTATCTTCATCATGTGCTATTCTTATTTCTTTACCTGCGAACTCAAGCCAAACTAGATCATTACTAATAATTTCTAATTTTGGTTTACTCATCTGCAAATCTCCCAAAGTCATTAAAGTTATTTTCAATTTTAGTTATAGCATCTTGTAAATTTTCAATATCCTTTTGTAAGTGGCCGAAATCTTCGCCATAAATAGAATCACCTAAACCATCAAGCAAACAAGCAACAGATATATGAGCTTCTTGTATTGCTTTATATGTTTCATTCTTTCTTACAAAGTAAGAGAAATTATCAGTTATATTTTTACTCATCTCTTCCTCCCACAAAACTTAATGAAGAAGTCTACTGCTTCCATACGGCTCACAGGCCTATAATTATTTGAACAGCGTCCTTCATTCGCATATCTTTCACGGTTTACTTCTGAGATATACATATCAAAGTTTTCTTTCAAAGACATTGAATGATCTATCTTAAAAGTCGAATTTTCTCCATAGTGTGTTGCCATAATTACTCCTTATATAATTGGTTCACAATTTTAATAATTTCTTTTTTACCACGAGCTATACTTAACTCGTCTAAACTTTCACCTATTTCTGCAAAAACATTTTCAAAGAAAATAAGTGTTTGTTGATTAGTTGCTGTTGTTGCAACAACACCTGCCCAAACATAACACTCGTAATCGTTGTCTAAATTAATTTCCATCAAGGGTATCTGTTCATATCTCATGATCTTAATACTCCCTCATTCCAATTCTCAGCGACATCTTCTGCCCAAGATTCAGAATGTTCCCACGCTTCGACAACTCTAATTTTTTTGCCTTTTTCAAATAATTCTATTTCGTAACCTTTACTTGTTTTGTATATATCTGCTACACGGTTATTTTTCCTATATGTGCTGATAAGTTCTTTTTCTTCTGTCATAAATCGCCTCCTATAATTAGATCTAATAAGTTGTGATCTTCATTATGCTTCTCACACATAAAATTAGTGCAAGAAGTTTTTTTCTTATCCAAGTGTAAATTAGTATTAGTTTCATAGGCAACACACATTACAGGACTGCCACATGCCTTACACTCATAATCCAGGACGGCTTGTCTCGTACTATTGATTATCTCCCAAGTCATTGATCTTCCCCCTCACTTGTATAGTCTGTTGATTCTAATATTGAACATACATTAGCTGAATAAACTGAATTCAGTTTTATTAATTTGTTATAAACTTTTTGTGCGTTCTTTTTTGTTGCATAGTATTTGTAGTGATCAGTAAGTTTGTCACTTCCAGCTACCCAATCTCTATCTTTTTCACACCAAACAACCAAATATCCTTTACTCATTATTCACCTCATTTTGTTTAGTTAATTTCCAAAAGTTTAAACAATGTTTATCTTCTATTAGTTCATAAAATTCTTTACCCCAAGATTCATATATTTCTTTCCCCCACATTTCATCGAAAGTATCAGTATCAATAACTTTATTAATAGGTTCATTTGGGTATTGAGTTCGATAATGTT